TATGTTAGCACAAGCATTTGGTGACAGAGGCGAGATTAGAGCAGTTGAAGGTCTTCTAAAGATAATCAAACGTCAAGGTTATACGACACCTGAACAATCAGATATGATGTATAAAGCAATTCATAAAAAATATTACAGTCAATTATTTCCAACAGAGACAGAAGGTAACGAATTCTCAGGCGAATTAGCAAAAGCAAAAATTGATGGCAAAAAAGAATTTAAAGTTGATGGTAAAACTTATAAAGTTAAAGAAGCACTAAGCAAACTACTAGATAGTCAGAAAACAAACGAAGCAGGCATCATGCATTATTCTGATGCAAAAGGAACGCCTGAATACAAAGAAGGTCAAAAGGCTGCCAAGAATGGTGAGCCATACGACAGCAATCCATACAGTGGCGCAGAGAAACTAAAATGGTCAAAAGGTCACAACGAATGGAGACATGCAAATAAAAGAAAAAAAGGTAAGCCTAATTTCGGTGCTAGAGGACAATTTGAAGGTAAATAATAATGAACTTATTTGAACTAACCCAACACAAAGCAGTACAATCAGAAATATTATCTGAGGGTGGGTCATTACCTGGAGTTGGGGCTATTCATATTGATGAAATCAATCCAACACTTATTCCATTAGAGAAAGAGTTAGGTATTGATTTAAGAAACAATGCTTTGGGTAGTGTCGGTAAAAGAGAATTTAGTGGTGATATTGACGTTGCTTTAAAGATTGATACTGATAAAATACCAGAATTCGTAGAGAGACTTAAAAAAAGTAGCCAAATAATGGACATTGCAAAGTCAAGTGTGATTATGACTAAGGTTAAAATCATGGACTTTGATGAGACTAAAGAAGATGGTAGACCAAGAACTGGATATGTTCAAGTAGATTTCATGCCAGGTGACCCAGATTGGTTAAAGACTTATTATCATTCACCAAATGAAAAAGATAGTCAGTATAAAGGAGTTTATCGTAATATAATGATTGCCTCAATTGCTGGAAGTGTGAACATAGAAAACAGTGAAGAAACAATTGATGATGGCAGACCACTTCAATCAAAAAGATTTATGTTTAGTCCAAGAGATGGACTAGTAAGAGTTTTACGTAGACCAGTTCCAAAAGCCTCAGGCAATGGATACACTAAGAAGAACAATAATAAAATTATCGATGGTCCGTGGAAGACAGCAGATGATATAGCAAAGAACTTAGGTTTAGATAATGGCGAAGACCTATATAGTTATGAGACGCTAGTTAAGGTGATTAAGAAGAACCTATCTCCTGAAGAGCAGAAGGCAACCTTTACAGCATTTGTAAATAATAATACTATAAAGGGTATGGGCATTCCACCAGACATACAAGAATATTCGCAAGGAGAATTATAAATGGAAAATAAACCACACTTAGTTTTAGAATGGATATTTAATGTACCTACTAGAAAATTAACTTGCAAAATTGATGATGAATTATCTTATGAAGCCCTGGAAGGTGGAACTAAGGGTTATAATAAAATGTATAAAGACGAAACTATATTTCTGGATACTCAATGGAAATGGGAACAAGAAAAAGAATGGATTAGTGAGAATTATGGTGAACGACTTGGATATTATCAACCAGACAGTACTCGTACGGTTGTACATCATATTCATGGTACAGTTCATGGCGCTCAGATGGGATTAGGTCCAGACGGAAGATACCTAGACCATCTACAACGCAGACAGGCTATATTAGATGGTGACGACTGTGCCCTTATTTATAGTAGTGCTGACCACACAGTATGGGAGACTCCTGACTGTGGCAAAACAATATATAAACGTGCGGCTACAACAGATACAAATTATAAAGAGTATCACAGACTAAACACCCAAGAAATTGTGCCCGATACATATCCAGAACATCCTCAACCATGTCTGATGCAACCTAGAAGTCCTGGACGCACATTCTCATCATATGATGAGTTGTTAGAAAATGGTGTGAGTGAAGATATAGTAAATAAATGTAAAGATGGCACATGGGAGAGTCCTATGCATCCAGAATTGCAATATATGATAGAGATGGTTTAATGAGACTAGATGAATTAGATAAAAAAATCACACAATCTGACTTAGAAGCGTTAGAAACTTTTGCTGATAGAATATTTGGCAAAGTTGGCATTGATGTAGAATTTACACGTCACTTCTTAGACAGAGTAAACGATGACCGTAATGGTGAGCAAATTACTGGCAGTGAACTAACACGTCTATTTAAACAAGAGTATAAAAAATGGGGTAAGCCAATCGCACAGATGGGTCCAGATGCTGAAGCAGTAATGAAAGATTTACAGACAGATATCAATATGCCATTTGCACTACGTTGGGATAGAGATAATAATGAATTAGATTTGATTGTTAAAACTGTTATGCGTAAGAAAGATTTTAAAACATCTAACAAAGAATTTCCAGTAGAATCAGTAAACGAAGAAGAAGATTGCCCTGCTTGTGATGGTTTAGGTTGGGACCAATCTGTAACTGCTGATGAAGACGATAGAGGTTGTGATGAATGTGGTGGCACTGGCAAGGTTAATGAGTCTGGATATAGAATGAACGGTCCAAGTGGATTACGTTCTACTCCAACTCAAAGGTCAACACATAGAACTATATCTCTTCCATTACGAGGTGAGCCAAAACTTCGACCAGCACACTCAAATAATATGTTTAGAAAAACATTGAAACTTAGTAAAGATAACAAAACAGATAACGAAACAGTTAATGAAGAATCTGGAATTTATAAGTGGAACAAAGAAGACCCTAACAATCCTGAAGTACATATTCAAGGATATGGCAGACTTATGCTTAATCAAATAGAAGACAGTATAGTTGGCAAACTTAAAGAACTTACTAAGATGGCAGAACGAGGTGACTTTGAACAAATACAAAGTCTATTAGACAGAGATGTGATGCAGTCAATGATGAAAGCAGTTGTTGACACAAAAGCAGAACTACAAGCAACTCGTAAAAGAGGTGGACCAAAGTCACGTGGTATCAATAGAGAATCTATACTTGATGTAGTTGGTGAAAGTAAGATAGAAGAATTCGAATTAAATGAATTCACTCTTGTAGATGTTAAAGATATGATTAAAAAAGGTTGGATGGCTAGACCAACTGAGAAACAATGGAAAGAACTTGTAAACATGTATAACAAGTACAAAGGAAATGTAACTAGAAAAGATTTACTAGACTTAGGTATTGCAACACTAGGGCGTAAAGAGTCAGTCAAAGAAAAACAAGAAAAGACAGATGATTTAAAAGCCTTTGACCCTAGAACTACAAGAGCATTAAATATGTTGAAAACAAAATATCCTCAAGCAGATAATATTCTTTCGGCTCTATTAGCAGATGTTGAAACTAATGAAAAAGATAGTGATGTTGCCGATTTGGCACAAGAACTTAAAATAGACCAATTAACAAAAGCAGTTGATGTCTTACAAAAAGAAATCAATCTTTTGAAGAGAAAAAAAACTAACGAAACTGGTGGTGTAGGCAAAGTAGTGCCAGGTATTAACACTACTGTTGATGTAGGTCCCAACGAGATTACGAAACAAGCGGCTAAGTTTGGCAATAAAGTTAGTAAAGACGGAGTTCCAAAGAAAAATCTACGATAAAGGCATTCAAGTGTATAACAAAGACACAATGTGTTATAAAACTTGGAATGATATCACAATATCATTACCAAGAAGAACAGCAAGTTGGTGCTGTAAAACAAATCTAACACTAGACCAAATAAAAGAAACTACATTTGATATGGACATCCTGAATGAACATGGTGTAGATTTTCTTTTCAATCATCCTATTCTTCAAAAACGAAAAAATGATTTAGTTAATGGCATTCGGTGTCCAGATTGTAACGGATGTTGGAATACTGAAGATATATCAGGAGAAAGTCACAGAACACTATACATGGAAAATGGATTCATGGCTAAGAATTTACCAAAAGATGAACTATTTGACCTTGATACTCCTGCAACATTTATTGAACTAGACTTAACAAACAAATGTAATCTAGCATGTGTCTACTGTGGTCCAGAACATAGCACAAGATGGCAAAAAGAATTAAAAATAGAGAGAGAACCTGATACTGATGAAGAACTATTTCATAAAGTAATGGAGTTATTCGCTGAATACTGTAATACAACACTCAGAGGCGAGAAGTATATCAATATCAGTTTATTAGGTGGTGAGCCGTTCTTTACAGAACATATGTATGTATTCTTAGAGTATCTATCAAAGGTACACGATAATATAAGTCCAGAAACTGAATTAACCGTATATATTACCACTTCTATGAGTTTTCCTAAACACAAATTTGATAGGTTTATTGAGATAGTAGAGAATACTCCAAATATAATGTATATTATGCAATTATCTGGTGAAGCAGTCGGTAGACGTTCAGAGTTAGTAAGGTGGGGGCAAGATTTTAAACAGTGGGATAACAATTTAGATATGTTCTTCGAGGAATCAACAAAGTTAAATAACTTAATATTAGGATTTGGATGTGCCCATAACTCTTTATCTCTGCCGTATTTTAAAGACTTTTTAGTATATATAAACGACAAGATGAAAACAATCGATTACAAATCAAAAGTATGGTTTCATATCAATTATGTAGAGGGTCCTAGTCATTATGCGATGACAATGCTAGATAAACGACACGCACAAGCAGTAACTGAACAGATAGATTACATGGAAAATGAAATGATTAATCTTTATAAAAAAGATGAGTATATTGATATGTTAAAATCACTGAGAAGTCTTATACTAAATAGCACAGTAACTTCAGAAATGAAGCAAAATGCTTCAGATGAGTTTAAAAGATTAGAAAATAGACGAAATATATCATTCAAATCTGAATTCCCTCACTTCGATGAACTAGTTAAATGACAATTTAGATAAATACTATTATGAAAATATATGAGATATTAGGCGAAATGACAAGTGCGGGTGGTATCGCAACTGTGGCAGGACCATTAGGTAGTGGTGACCCGTCGGCTAGTATATATAGTAAAAAGAAAAAGAGTAAGAAAAAGAAAACTAAGATGGGATATAGTGCCGAGGTAGGCAACTTATCATATAATACTCCCGTTAAATCACCAATGATTAGAAGGTAGAAGGCTTATGAAACTGACACAACTTATAGAACAAAAAGAACGTCCTTACATTTGCGTTCATGCTGATAAAGGCAAACATGAAACTCACGCAGTATCATCTTATGATGCGGCAAAGAATGCGGCTAAACATTGGGGAATGAAATCAACATCAGGTATCGATGCACATTTGGCAGAAGGCAATGACGAACACACGGGTTCAGGTCGTAGAATGCAAGTAACACAAGCAGACAAAGATAATAATACTGAAGCATGGAAACGTTTTAAAGCAGGTGACCCAAGATATGAATGGAAAGATATGATACTTTCTAAAAAAGAAGGTTACAATGATGATGAATGGAGTGACGAAGAAAGGGCTGGAATGGAATATACAGTCTGGGTTGGTGGCACTGAAGTTAATGACAATTGGTTATCATATGACGAAGCAGTCAGACTATATGACAAATATAAAGCACAAGGTTATGATGACGTTCAATTAGATGCTCGTATGAAAGAATCATATTCACCAGGTGACGAATACACAGATTCAGAAGGTATGGTAAGTAATTGCTGTGGTGCTCCTATGATGGACTACAATGATGGACATGGTAGATGTTCAGATTGTAAAGAAATGGCAGCCGGTGAAACTGATGAAGAATTTTATGAAGATATTTACGATGATGGCAAACTTAGACTAGACCCTAAAACAGGTAAGTATGACCCAGAAGAAGTAAAACAGATGCAACAACAAGGCGCAGAAATGGCTAGACAAAAGGCTAATCAGAATATGCGAGACAAATTAAACAGAGATATCGATGTATCTCAGAAGGCTCACACTATTACAGTAGAGTATGACCTTGAATTAGATACACCCAAATCTAAGAATCCTTTGTTAAAGAAACACTATCAGTTGATGAAGAAATTTAATGTCTTTATTTCAATGCCTCAATGGGAAGAAGGTCCACCAGACAGTGGCTTCGGTGCGTGGTTTGCCGATGTTAGAGGTTCTAAAGAGAATCTTAAAGGTTGGTTAAAGGCATGGGAATATGATTACGATGAACGAGATTATGAAGATATGGGTCTTGAAGAATCAATGAATGAAGACGAAGAAGCAGTTGCGGCTAGAGATGAATTTCTAAAAGTTATGGATATGAAACCGAAGAGTAGCAACAAAGCAATTGATACAATTAAAAAGATTGTAGCAGACAAACAAAACATGCAAGTCAAATTTGACGATGGCAAGATGAAAGTTGATTTATATACAGCATCAGCAGTTTCGGCAGTATACGATGCAGTTAAGCCAGAAACAAAAGTAAAAATTGATGATATGCTAAGAACTAAAGAAGGCATGCTTAAAATGTCAAACTTTGCATTTAGCAAACTTAGTGAAGGTATTAAAGAAGGCAAACGCATTGATGAGATTTTACCAATTATTGGAGCAGTTGCTGGTGCAGTTGGAAGAGCAGTTGTTGGCGGTGCGGCAAAACAGGCAACTAAAGCAGTTGCGACAAAAGCCGCGGGTGCAGTTGGTAATGCGGTCGGAAGTGCAATTGGAAATGCTAACGATACAGTAAACGCATCTAAAAAATCAAAAAAGAATAAAAAAAAATTAAACGCAGTTAAAAATGAAGAAACTGTTAAAGAAAATAAATCATTTACAGACGGAACAATTAAAAAACTTCAATATTTAGTTAATACTAATTACGATGTTTATGAAGAAATGGGAGATATCTTTGACATGTTCGGCAGTCCATATACTGCGGATGACTGGCTAAGTCATATGAAACTTACTATAGATGAAATATTTACTAAGGAAGGTTCACCAGTACCTCCAGAAGTCGCTAAGGTGTATAATGACTTAGAAGCATATTCTAAACAAACAGAACTTCAAGCGAAAAGAAGAGCAAACACTGATAAAAATGGCGCCAATGATGCAATTTATGGTCCAGAAAACGAGGACGAGTTGTATATAAGAGATAATTTTGCTCAACAGTGGCATGATGCCTTTCATAAAGTACAGTATCAACTTGGCCTCGAGGCAGAAGAAGACTTCGATGAAAGTATTGCTAAAGTAGGCGCTCAAGTTGCCGGTGCAGCCAAAAAAGTTGGTGGGGCAGCCAAAAAAGTTGGTGGGGCGGTCAAAACAGTTCAAACAGCAGTTGGTGGTATTAAAGATAAAACTGGTAAAAAACATCATCCAAATAGTCCACAAGGCAAGATGATTAAGAACATGACAAAGCAGAATAAACCCACTCCAACTACTCTAGGAAAACAGAGTATGGCACAGAGAGCAGTAGGTGGTGTTAAAGCATTAGCAAAGAAAGTCGGTAATCCAATTTCATATGGAGCCGCTCAATCTGGATTTGGTAATCCTCTTGCGGCATCTAAGCAATATGCGAATGATATGGTAGAACAGGCCATAAAAAAAGCAGAGGCAGAAGACAAATAAACACAAAAATCTATTGACTTATTAAGTCACTTATGTTAATATATAAAGAGTGTGTAAAAACACTCTTTTTTATTGTCCAACTTATAGGAGATTTATATGTCAATTGACGCAATTAATGAAGAAGAAAAAGCAAAACTCATCCAACTAGTGAATGAAGGTTGCCTAGTCCTACAAGAATGTGAAGACCTCAAAGGTGGATTACGTGATACTGTAAGAGCGATTGCTGAAGAAATCGATGTTAAACCAGCGGTTCTAAACAAAGCAATCTCTGTGGCACACAAGGCAAAACTTGCTGAAACTCGCCAAGACTTTGAAGATATGGAAACTATCTTAGAAACAGTCGGTCGCACTCTTTGAGTTATGTAGATGCCTTCTACAACAAAGACAAAGACATTGTTCAAGTTGTAGAAAGAAGTAAAGGTAAACGAGTCTACAATGATTATCCAGCGTGGCGTACTTTCTATGTGAAAGACCCACGTGGTGACCATAAAAGTATTCACGGTGACACAGTACGACAAATCAAATGTAAACGTCTTAAAGACCTTCATAAAGAACGAAAGATAAACGTAGGCAAAACATTTTACGAAAGTGATATGAAGCCTGAAGTTAAGTGTTTGAGTGAGAACTATAACGGTATAGACTCGCCAACACTCAATACTGCTTTCTTCGATATTGAGACAGACTTTGATGCCACTCGTGGTTTCGCTGACCCTAGTGACCCATTCATGCCAATTACAGCCATCACGGTTCATTTACAATGGCTAGATTTACTTGTCACACTTGTAATCCCACCAAAAGGTATGCGTGAAGGTGAGGGGTTAGAAGAAGCACAACGTATTTGTTCACAGTTTGAAAACACAGAACTCTATCTAAGTGAAGCGGATATGCTGAACGATTTCATGGATGTTATCGAAGATGCGGATGTGTTAACTGGTTGGAACTCTGAAGGTTATGATATTCCATATACTGTTAATCGAATTACTAGAGTATTAAGTAAGTCTCATACACGCAAGATGTGTCTTTGGGATTTATATCCTCAGAAACGCAAGATAGTAAAATATGGTAAAGAACAAGAAACATTTGACTTGTTTGGTAGAATTCACTTAGACTACTTAGAACTCTATCGTAAGTATACTTACCACGAAATGCATTCATACGCACTTGATACGATTGGTGAACACGAAGTTGGTGAAAAGAAAGTAGCATATGACGGCACACTAGACCAATTATACAACAATGACTTCTATAAGTTTGTGGCATATAACAGACAAGACGTTGCGTTACTTGATAAGATTGATAAGAAACTAAGATTTATCGAACTAGCAAACGAAATTGCACACGATAACACAGTGAACATCAAAACAACAATGGGTGCGGTTGCTGTTACTGAACAAGCAATTATCAACGAAGCACACAGACGAGGTATGGTTGTTCCCGACAGAAAGAGACGTGAATGGTCAGACGATGATGTTGACTTCACTGATGAAGAATTACACGACTTAGAAATGCAGAAGGCCGCTGGTGCTTTCGTGGCAGTTCCTAAGAAAGGTTTACAGAAGTGGGTAGCAGGTATTGATATCAACTCTCTTTATCCATCAGTTATTCGTGCGATGAATATGTCACCAGAAACTATTGCCGGACAACTTCGACCAGACTTGACTGACGAACTGATTGGTGGAAGAATTAAAGAAGGCAGAAAAACTGGTGCTAAAACATATGGTTCTTCTCAAGCATGGGATGAAACATTTAGTTCAGAAGAGTTTCGTGTTCTAAATGAGAAAGACAAAGCAAGTAGAGTTACTTTAGTTTTAGAAGATAGTCCATACGAAGACATGAAAACAGCACAAACAGTATCTGGCGCAGAAGCATATGATTTAATATTCAATAGTGGACTAAACTGGACTATCACTGCTAATGGCACTATATTTAAACAAGATATTCAAGGTATTATTCCAAGTCTCTTAGAACGTTGGTATGCAGAACGACAAGTGATGCAACAGAAGAAAAAAGAAGCGATTAAAGACGGAGATGCAGTTGCGATTGCTCACTGGGATAAACGACAGTTAGTTAAAAAGATTAACTTGAACTCTCTATACGGTGCGTTGTTGAACCAAGGTTGTCGTTTCTATGATAAGCGTATTGGTCAGAGTACAACACTTACGGGTCGTTGTATTACTCGACATATGGGTGCGAAAACAAATGAAGTTATCGCAGGTCATTATGACTATAAAGGTCCAGCAGTTATCTATGGTGATACAGACTCCATTTACTATTCAATGTATCCTGTTTACAAACAAGAGATTGATGATGGGACTATAGAATGGAACAAAGACAAGGTCTTAGAGTTATATGATGAAGTTGCGAATCAAGTGAACGAAAGTTTCCCAGACTTTATGAAAACATTCTTTAATGTTCCTAGAAAAGAAGGTGAGATTATCGTTGCTGGTCGTGAGAACTGTGCCACACAAGGTATCTTTATTAAGAAGAAACGATATGCGATGCTTATCTATGATGATGATGGCGAACGCCGTGATGTAGATGGCAAACCAGGAAAGATTAAAGCGATGGGTCTTGACCTTAAACGTTCTGATACTCCTGGATATATGCAAAACTTCCTAAGTGAAGTGTTATTGAAGATACTAACTGACGGCACACGAGAAGATGTTATTGATATGGTTAAAGAGTTTAAGAAAGAATTTAGAACAAAACCAGGTTGGGAAAAAGGTTCTCAATCTCGTGTGAATAACTTGACTTCATACAAGAACAGAGTGAATGCCGCTAAGAAGGCAATGGCAAGAGATTTGAATAATGGTGGAGACAAATCTAAGAAAGATAAAGTACATCTTCCTGGCCATGTATCAGCCGCATTGAACTGGAATATGTTACGTGAACTCAACCAAGACAAGTATGCGGTAGAGATTGTAGATGGTATGAAGTGTATCATTTGTAAACTAAAACCTAACACATTCAAGTTAAAGAGTGTAGCATATCCAATTGATGCTACAAAGATACCGCAATGGTTTCAGGATTTGCCGTTCGACCACGATTTAATGGAGCAGACGATTGTTGATAAGAAACTAGATAACCTAATTGGAGTACTAAATTGGGATATGAGTGATGCAAATGCATCAGAAACCTTTGATAATCTATTCGATTTATAGGTTGACAACCGACATAGAAATATGTTATAATTAATTAAATTAATCAGGAGAAGTAAAAATGCGTGACATTTTAAAAGATATTGTAAAACACACTCACTCACTTGGAATCATTCAAGCGGCTAAAGTGACAACAGATACAGAGGGAACTACAATCGATGCAATGGACGAAGACCGTACTGTTGTGTTGCGTGGTAAATTACACACGCCAGTTCCTGAATTCGAAGGAAAGTTTGGTCTAGGTAGACTAGGTGTTCTTAATGGACTTCTTAGTTATTCTGGTGAAGACAAAGAAGGTAATTCTATCGTAGCAGATGTTAAAGTAGGAACAGAAACACGTAATGGCGAAGATGTCACTACTGAACTGAACTTCTCTATGCCAGGTGGTTTTGACAGTTCATATCGTGTAATCGTATCAGAACTAGTAGACGCACAAATCAAAACTGCAAGTTTTCGTGGTGCGGCATGGAATGTAGAGATTATGCCTACACAAAAAGCAATCAAAGACTTACAATACTTTGCAGGTATTCTTGGTGCGTTTGACCCATTACTTACTGCTCGAACTGTTAAAGGTGATTTAGTATTTTACATTGGTGACAGTTCAACAGACAAAGTAGAACTTCCATTTGCATCAAATGTCGAAGGTGAATTAAAGACAGGTTGGTCATTCCCGTTATCAACTGTGTTAACAATTCTTAGACTAAGTGACACAAGCACTATGAATATGAAGATTTCAGACCAAGGTGCTATGATGATTGCAGTTGACAGTGGCTTAGGTTTATACGAGTATATTTTACCAGCAAAAGCAGGTAATTAAAAGTATAAATATATGGATGAGAGGTCTATAATATAGGAGAAGTAAATGACTACACCCGTAAGACCAGACCAAGATAATAAAATACGCACAAGGCTCATACATCTAAAAAAACAACACAGAGATTTAGACGACGGAATTGTTACTGCATATAAAATGCGTACAAACGACCAAGTTGTTTCTAAACTCAAGTTACGAAAACTGCACCTAAAAGAAGAGATTGTAAAACTAGAAGAAGAGTTAGCAGAAAATTCGTGACTATCATAAAACCAACACCACAGACTATTCAAAACTTGATTAGAGTTATTCCAGACCATCCTAGGCCTGGAGTACTCTATCAGGATATGGCTAGTATATTTAATGCGCCACAAGGTCTTCAACATGTAATGACTTTGTTTTCAGACTATATTGAAGAAAACAATATTAAGTTTAACAAAATCATTGGGCTAGATGCTCGTGGTTTTCCTATGGCAGGTGCATTAAGTTCAGCAACGGGTATACCCTTTTCTATGGCTAGGAAGAAAGGTAAACTACCAGGAAAAACTATCTTTACACAATATGAACTAGAATACGGAACGGATGAATTACATTTACAGGTTGATGCATTAGAGCCAGGTGACAAAGTACTAGTTATAGACGATGTTATCGCAACAGGCGGGACACTTGAAGCCGTAATTAAGTTAGCCGTTGGATTTGAAGCAGATATCGTAAGTATACTAAGTATAATGGAACTCGAATTTCTAGGCGGTGGTGCTAAGTTAAGGGATTCTGGGTACAATGTGTACTCAATATTACAAGAACAGTAAGCATAAACCACTTGACTTTTGGTCTATTATTTTGTATAATAGTAGATAACTATTAACTTTTATTAAGGATTTAAATGAATAACTATATTTTTACAAGCGAAAGTGTAAGCGATGGACACCCAGATAAAGTTTCTGACCAGATTAGTGATGCGTTAGTTGATGCAGGACTAAAGAATGGCGATGAAACTACTCGTGTTGCTATCGAAACACTTGTAACCACTAACCACGTGACGGTAGCGGGTGAAGTAAAGAACTTTAACGTAGATAATGTAAAAGATATTATACGAGATAAAGTTAAAGAAATTGGCTATGAACAAGAAGGATTTCATTGGGATAATTTAAATATCTATAATGAAATACATTCGCAATCAGGTGATATTGGATTAGGTACTGATGACTTTGGTGCAGGTGACCAAGGCATTATGTTTGGCTATGCGAGTAACGACAACGAAGCAATGCTACCAGCACCTATATATTACGCACACGAGATACTTAAAGACCTCAAAGAGAAACGAAATACTGCTTATAAATTTCTATTACCAGATGCGAAATCACAAGTAAGTTTACAATATGAAGGTGGTAAAGTAAAACGTGCTGACCAGATTGTTGTAAGTACACAGCATACCGAGGGTTCTGAACAACTTCTTAAAAGTGTAGTTGGTGAGGCAGTTAATAATGTAATGGGAGATTTGATTGATGAAAACACTACATGGCATATTAATCCTACAGGCATGTTTGTCATTGGTGGTCCTGATGGTGACACAGGACTTACCGGGCGTAAGATTATCGTTGATACTTATGGTGGCTATGCTCCCCATGGTGGTGGTGCTTTTAGTGGAAAAGACCCCACAAAAGTCGACCGAAGTGCCGCCTATATGGCACGGTGGTTAGCAAAGAATGTTGTAGCAGACGATATGGCAGATTGGTGTCAAATTCAATTGTCATATGCTATCGGTGTAAAAGAACCAACGAGTATCTATGTAGATAGTAATGGACACAATAGAACTATTCAAAAGTATATTGAAGAGAATATCGACCTAACACCTAAAGGTATTATTGATAGATTTGATTTATTCAAGTTCTATGGTTATAGCGAGAATTGTGTATACGGACATTTTGGTGATAAAGATGTTCCGTGGGAGAAAACAGGATGGTAGAAGAAGATACACTAATTAAACATTTTGCGATTGAACTAGGAAACGATTACGAAACAGTAGAAAACTTTTATGGTGAGTATATTGAGTCAATCGAAGATGAAGATGATATTCCACAGTTTGCAGAGACATTAACAGATGTATTAGAGGCCGACTATGGTGGCGATTTAAATGAAGAAGATAGAGCAAAATTTCATTATGATTTAATGTTTAACAGTATGACTATAGCATGGGAAAAAATGTTAGAGGAAGAAGGATAATGGCAAACTTCACAGTTCTATGGGAAGTTGATTACTATGATGCTGAGAAGAAATTCTTTGTACGTGAAGGAAACACTGCTGAAAGTTTAGATGATTTAATGGACGATTTGGGTGAGAACGCAGTTGACCATGAACCAGAAAATGAAACACCAGTTGGGCTAGGAGACTTTAACATTGAATGGATTAAAATTTTAGATGAAGGAGATAACGAAGTCTGGAGAGATAAAGATTACGACTTCACTGAATATGAAAAGGAGAACTTATGAGTAAAACACTTAATCCAACTACTTGGTTTGGTACGCCAGAAGAAAAAGAAAGAGCAGTTGCTAGGCGAATTACAGATGAAAAAGAACAAGCAATCGCACTTGAAAAGATTAACTTCAAGTATGGTCATATAGACCAACACGAACACGATAAGAACATGGCAACGCACAATGGCGAAGAATATGTCCGAGTTGTTGGAATGGAACTAGACGAAAATACACCAGGACAAGGTTTCTTTGAATTAGATTTCAATGACCACTTTGTAGAATATCTAGCAAAATCTGGTTATGATGGGCTAGAACCAGACCAAATCGTAGATAATTGGTTTAGTGACTTGTGTAAGAATATTGTACTGAATGATTTAGAAGATGAAGAAGGTGTCAGAAAAAGTGTAATGTCTGATAGCAAAGATGGTCTAATCATTAGTAAAGTCAAAACTGATAAGGATACTTCAGAATATTATTAAAACTTGACCAAACAACGTTTTCGTGTTATAATAGTAGTAACTTTAATACAGTAGTGAGGAATGCATGAGTACATACATCTTAGTAGATTCGTTTAATATGTATCATAGAGCAAAGCACGTAGCAATGCGTGGTGCTAATATTGATATGAAAATTGGTATGGCATATCATATTATGCTTAGTAGTGTAAAACTATGTTATAACAAATTCAACGCAGACCATGCCGTGTTCTGTTTAGAAGGTCGTAGTTGGCGTAAAGACTTCTATGAACCATATAAGAAGAATAGACAAGTAGCCCGTATGGCTAAGAGTGTCAGAGAACAAGAAGAAGACCAAATTATGTTTGATTCTTACGCAGATATGGTAGAGTTCTTAGATACAAAAACTAATGTAACGATGTTACGAAATCCAGAAGCAGAAGCAGACGATATGATTGCTTTGTTTATTGCGGCACATCCAAATGATAATCATATTATCGTATCAAGCGATAGTGATTACTTTCAACTTATCACAGACAATGTAACTATGTATGATGGTGTACAAAATCGTATCATTACTAAAGATGGTTTCTTTAAAGATGATAAGAATATGACCCCTATCAAAGAGAAGAAGACTGGTGAAATCAAAGAGAAAGTAGACCCTAAGTGGGCATTGTTTGAG